CTGAATCTTTACTATTTCGGGGTGTATAAAATAATGCTCCCAATCCTCTTCCGCTTCTAAAAGTCTGACGCATTTCAGTATAATAAAACCCGTAAAAATATTCATCATCTCCTGTCCTGAACGAAGGAACTGCATTGTAACCATCTGGGTCATCAAAATATTGTCCATCAGAAAATGTTGAACGTAAAAAATCAGTGTTTACTCTCGTATGACTCCTAAGACCTAGAGGATCTGAAACTCCATATGGATGAGGATATTCATCATCAAATGGATATTCCGTGTGATAATAATCACATGGGGTGTAATATCTATTGGCTCTATCATATGTGTTTATCACTGTACCATTTGAATCTATAGTATCATATCTGTATTGATATCCCATGTAATATTTTCCATGATTTTCAACGGTTGGTTCTAGGCAATCAAACCCAACACAACCATCTCCACTATCCTCTTGTGGGTAATTCACACCACATGTACTGAATCTCTGTATAGCAACGTCAATTCCATGCTCATCAACATATTTTTGAAATAATGCTTCTGCAAAGTCCACATACATTCCATGAGTGGACTTTGCCTTATTCACTCCACCAGGCTGAATTGCTCCAATTTCATCGATTGAAAATGACGGTCCACCCTCAACCTGAATTATAATATTGTTTGGTAAGGGATTTACTTCACCGTTTGGTAGAATGGTAGGTCCAAATCTTTGAATAATTTTATTGTATGTATATTCAACAATTTCAGATGTACCATTTAGTTCACCCTTTGTATCACCCTCTCTGGGTGAAACTTCTTTGAACAAATATTCAAGGCCTGGTAATCCAGGCTTTTCTGCACCTAAACAAGTTGGGGGTTTTGGTGGACAGGTATATGGAATAACATCAAACCAACTAGAATCTCTATTGTAATTAAATGTATAATAATAATAAGCACCATACCTAAAATTATTAGTGAACGTGAAACTCGGATCACCACCAGTATCAAAACCATATAAACTATACGATCCCCCGCCCCCAGGGCCTCTAGAAGCAAATGGTATGGGGAAAGTGTAATAACCGTTGATGGGGAATGTACCATAAATACCTGTACTCCAACCAGTAAAATAGTCATTATCGTATTGAAATCCGCAACACCTTGTAGATATCGCGTTCGGTGATATTGGATCTTTTGAAGAACACTGACAACTAAAAATATTTTGATTCCCGTCTAAAGGACCAATAATAGGATCCTCTATACCATCAAAATCTCTTCGATCAGGACCATATGGTGGGGCTAATTTTGCCTCTGGACTTTTTATCCATTCACAGAGTTGTTCATTTGTGACACACCTTGGAACAGAACAAGATGGTGGAACATTATTCGCTTGACGAATAAACCAGTCTGCACAAAAAACATGACCATCGTTTTCTCCATTATTATATCCTTGGTAAAAAAACCTCCGACCATAATTGGTGTATTGAGTACCGATTGGACTGAAGGGTTCATTTGCATCAGAATGATAAAAGCAAGGAACCTCTCTGCCTATATCATATTGTTCAAGTCCAGTTTCATCACCAAATTCTGGTGGTTCATTTGGTCGTTTTCTAACAATAGGTCCAGACCCAAACCACCAATCTTGACTAAATTCTGGGGGTGCGGGCGGGTAGTAGTAACCGCCATAATACCGTGGATCAGATCCGTATTTTAACTCTCCCGTAACGGGATCCAAAAATTTAGGTAAAAATTCATCACTTTCAATATACTGAAATGGATTTTCTACACATGCTGGATAATTTGCTTTCTCCTTTAGATAATCATACAAGTAGGGGACTTGTTGATTTTGATCAACAAAATCAGTACCATAAGCAAACTCATAAGTATCATAGAATATTTCCTGTGTCCAGTCATAGTTTTCATTTGGGTCATAATACTTATAGTGTAATGCTAATTCTAGACCAACGCGAACCTTACCCTGAGCATCTATCTGTCCACCAGTTACGTCATCTGCCCTCATCTCTGGAGTGATTCCATACTTTGATGCACTTACTTTCGGATGAAAAACATCTTCATCCAACATACAAAATAAATTTCCAAACTCTTCTGTCTCATCTTTATGCCATCTATGAGAGAAGGGATAATTTGACTCCCCAAATGGAGTAAAAAAAAGATGTTCGGTGTCTGACTGCGGCAACTCTCGATTTACTTCATTAAAACCACTATAACCAAATGGTCCAAATCCAAAGCATGCATCGGGGTTATTTGGATCATCGCATTCACCGTAGGGGTCATAAAGAACATCATTATAGTTTATACCATAGACAGCATCGTTGGAATCGAGAGTTGAATCTAGTATGTCCGAATATTCTGGTCTGAAATCAAAATTATCACACTCAAAATATGTGTCTGAAGGTTGCGACACCACCAACGATATGTAGGCGTTCGTATAACATTCATTACCACCACAACAACATCCTCTACGCATGTTAAATATCCTTAGTCAATAACAATTTCACCACCAGAATCATCACCGTCTGGTTCATAGTTAATTAAACCAGATGGTGTTGCTCCCGCTCTCTTCTCTAAATCATCAGCACCAAAATCAAGACATGGTTCATCTTCATTGTATTCTCGATCATCACATTCACCATCTATCACATTTGATTGTGTAAAGAAGTATCTAGGTATTCCATGCTGATCATAAAATATTTTCATATCTACGACGGGGAATGCATTTGATACGTCTTCAAAATCAATTGGTCCGTATCCATTCTCTCCCTCGATAAATGATTTTCCTAAACCAAAGAATACGTCATTGAGATGTTCTTGAACTTGACTTCCGTGAGTCTCGTCATCTAAGACATAATTGAAAGATCCTCGAATGGGTTGAATCTTCCCGCAACTCTCTTCAAACAAATTCGTATCGAGTTTATATCCTGGCGATTCCCATCCTTGTCTTCCGTTTTCTTCAGTGTTGAAGTTGAACATACCATCATTACCCATTTCCATAGTGTTGAACGCAGGATTACCAAACACATCATACGTCAACTTTGAAGTATGTGACCCACCACCTGATGGTAAAATGTAGTGTGGTCCATCCTCTTTGTTGATAACATATGATCTCACTCCGCCATGGTCAAGAGGTTTTACCGCAAATCTTGGAACTTTTTTCTCGTAGTCAAAATACAACATCACTTCTACAAAACCATAATGCCATCTTGCTTTACTGATTCCATCAGGACATACACCCGACTCGATATCACCTTCTGGACACTCTTGTAAGAACCCGATGATTGCTGCGGGGAAGTGATCTTTGAAACGACAATTGACTCTATAATAAAGAGTTTTCACATCGTCATAATAATAGTTTTTCATCGTGTCTAGTTTTGGTCTTGGAATTTTATAATTCATAGTGCTGACGAATGCACCTGATGATTTCAATTCCATAATATTCACAACACGATCATTCACAAGATCGAAGAACCTTCGTTTACCTTTTACATCCTCATCTGGATTTGCTACTGGTGGCGTTCCGATGAATTCTGTAACATCACCTGAGTTTGCATCGTAGATAATCTTATCAATAGACTTGAACACATACCCTTCTCTATCCTCGTAGAAAACATAGTTTGCTGCACTAGGATTTTCGTCTGCAACAGAGTTTTCTTTCAACTGTTCTAATAGAGCGAATGGTTTGATCTCTGAGAACTTACGAATAGATGGAAAGTAACCACCATCTGTTTTCTTGTAAACGATTTTGTTTGCAGTCTTCTCAATCTCTTTCGTCGGTGATCTAAATGATCCTTCTGACAAAACCTTTTCCACCAACTCAGAAACATCACCAACAAAAGGCTTCTCTTCATCATCCTCATCTGTGATTGACAGGTGATCAATAGAATACTCTGAAATGATTGCATCTTCGGACACTAAATCTAAGACATACTTACGACCCGAAGTAAACTCCGCTAACTCTTCACTCGATACTCCATACACATAGAAGTTGGGTAATTCGAGTCGATCACCCTCTGGTGTGATACATGTTATAAATGCTTTTGCATTACCAGAGTTGAGCAGAATCTCATCAGCCCATCCCGTGACATCACGAACCATCAATCGTGCAGATATGTTTATGGTATCAAACATACCTTCATAGATTGACATGTATAACAAGTTGTTATTTTCAATAAGGCTTTCTTGTCCAAAGGGTGTATCAATCAACACCTCTGAAATGATAATATCTCTACTACTGATTGTTGACATAGTTAATAACTTCCACTAGAACTTGATCCCTGACTTCTATTCTTAGGGAAAGAACTAAACGTTCTTCTTGCATTACGAACACCGCGAATAGATTCTTTGAATAATAATAATGCCTCATCTTTGAATTCAGCGTTCAGCAGTTTCAAGATCCTTGGTGGTCGAGCAGTCGGACCTAATTCATTGGTAGTTTCTTGAGCCTGCAACATTTCAAACTCAGGAACGTATCTCTCAGCGTAGGTGCTTCCAGAGTTTCCTTCGGTTCCCAAAAATCCACCAACAATAGTATTTCCAAATGTGTGACCTTGAAATACATTGTTTTTGTCCTTCTTATAAATGCTAGAAAGATTTCGTGATCCAATGTCTGTCAGTGGAGAAACTGGGAACCCCGTCCTTCCATCTGAAAAACCAGTGAGAGTATTTTGACCCTGAGTTTCCTTTCGGAGTATCTTTCCCCACGAACTGATAAATGAATCATCAGGTATCAGAATGTTTGGTTGTGATACGGTCTTCGCATCATCATAGTTTTCCATAATAATATACCTATCACCAATACTCACATTTGAGACATCACCAACTACTCCCGCTTTCAGTAATGTAGAGTCCCAAGAAACTACTCTGAGAATGATGTTCACTCCATCAATCTTTTTCAACTCTGGAACAGTTTCAGCCGATGAATAATATCTTCCACGAGGATCTTGATATGGGGTGGTTGATGATCCACTTCCTACCGCGATGTAATCTCCTTTTTTCACACCACGTTGATCTACACCACCCTGCTGTTCAAGGTACATATATGCATCTACGTTTGCGTTTGGATTTTCAATAGCATCTAAACCACTTCTTGGAAACGCATTGAAAGGATTGACTGTGTTTGTGAACAAACAAACCAACCACCAATACTCAGGATCACCATAGAATTTTTCTGCAATGATTTCCGCAGTATCTCCAGCCTCAGGAATGTACGCTGTGGTGGGTCTTCGATTGATGGGAGATATTTTGATGTTGAAGAATACTCTTCGGAACACATCCAAAACTTCAACATTGTTTAGTTTTGTATCGCCGATCTGAAAGTTATAATTCAGTTTTGGAAATTCTTGAAAATACATTATTCCTCTTTGATTGCGTTATGATTTTGATGAAGAAGTTGTGCTTCCGAGAATTGCAGATCTAAGTTCACAAAGGCTGCACCACCCTCTGAATATTTCTGAAAGAACCCTGCTCCAGTATAGTTTACGTTGACTGACTCTAACACACACTTTCCGATTCTACCAATAGACTTCAGAACACCATTTCCATTTCTGCCATAATACTCGATTGAAAATTCAGAAGGAAATGCGAATCTCGAACCATTTACAATTGTAGGATATGAATTCTTCCTGAGTGTGTTGATAATCTTTGTGAGCATATCAGATTCGGCATTACTCTGGGGTGCAAGTTCCCAACTCAGGGTAAATGTACGAAATTGTGGTTGCTTATAAAGTTTTTCTTCTCTCGGAGCGATAACAGTTCCCGATAGTTTTGCTAATTGTTTCGTCGCTCCTGTTGGATCAAATGAATCAATAAATGATTGTACTGAACCCAAACCAGCAGACGCAATCTTTTCCGCCATACCTTCTGCGCCTAAATCAGCGTTGAATGCAGCCGACGCTGCTCCTGCAACTCTTTGTGTAATCGCCTCATATGCATGAGCATTGGATTCACTGATGGTATTTGGTGCGAGAAGGTTTACCGTTGCAATTGACGATCCAAACGCATCCTGATCTGCTGAATCTCCAAGGAGATTTGATTTAGGTTGATATGCAGTGATCTGAACCCAAGTTTTCACCTCAGCCGATTCTACTATGGGATATCTCATACCGTTGTTCTCCTAAATATCGTATGGCATATAAAGGTAATTACAAACTAATAAACCCTTCAAAATATATAGGTGATCCAACATCGATAAATTGGAAGTCTTTGTGGGAGAGAAAGGTCTGTCGGTATTTAGATCTCAATGAAAATATCATACGTTGGGCATATGAACCAATCAAAATTCCATATTTCTCTCACGTTCATAAGAAGGTCAAAAACTACATTCCAGACTTCCTTGTAGAGACTCGACGTAAAAATGGATCAATCGAAACCACAATGCTGGAAGTAAAGCCACATAGTCAATCTGTCAAACCTCAGAAGGGTAAGAAGCAATCCAAGAAGTCATTTCTTCGTGAAACCATACAATATGAAGTGAATCAAGCAAAATGGAAACAAGCAAAGCAATTCTGTGATCAGCAGGGGTGGTTATTCAAAGTCGTGACCGAAAAAGATTTGTTTAAGTGACATACATATTACAGGAGTTCATATGGCATTCAATCAGATCGAACAACTCAAAAATGCACTCAGAGGTAATCCCCTACTTAGGACAAACCAATATGAGGTATTTGTGAATGGTCCACAATGTTTGGGGTCGAACACATCTGATCTCTTCTGGGCGCAAGCAGTAACGATTCCTGGCAGAGCATTATCTACAAAAGAGGTAAGGACATTCGGACCCCAAAGGGATATGCCTTACGAGAGATTATATTCTGGTGATCTGGATATCACCTTTGTATCTCAAAAAGGAGAGAACATTAGAGCGTACTTTGAGAAGTGGATGGATTGTGTGATTGATCCATTTGAAAACACGCTCACCAACTCAAGAGATAATTACATCGGTGGGTTGGAAATAGACATGTTGCTGGAAAATGGTGAAGTCACATCGCAGTACGCAGTCTTTGAAGTATTTCCCAAGACGATTTCACCAGTCAATTTATCATATACAAGCGTGAATGAGTATATGACGTTTACAGTATCATTCTCGTTCAGAGAATACGAACACATACAAAAATAATTAGGAGTTTATAATGGCATCGAAACTTAGTACCCTGCTGACCGCAGATACACCAACATATACATTGAATCTACCTTTGTCGGGTAAGGAAGTGACCTTTAGACCTTTTAGAGTGAAGGAAGAAAAGATATTGCTTCTTGCGATGGAAAGTGATGATTCCATCGAAATGTATCTGGCACTGAAAAATCTTATGGATTCGTGTGCTGGTATCGATTCTGGATCATTACCGTTGGTTGATATTGAATATCTGTTCATCAATATTCGAGCAAGGTCGGTCGGTGAAATCGTGGAACCAGTTGTAAATTGTCCATACACCAACGAGAAGATTCCGCTGAAGGTTGATCTCACGAAAGTAAAACCACCGAGTACCAAAAACATTCTGGACAATAAAATTCAAATCAGTGACAACGTGGGGGTGACACTTAGATACCCCACTCTGAATACATTGATTCGTAATAAGGTGACTGATGATGATATGATCAGTGCTGAGAATATTATAAAAATGGTTGCTGGATGTATTGAAGAAATCTATACAAAGGAAGAATCATTCCACTGTGATGATGTGATTCCCGAAGAGATTGTTGAGTTTGTAGAATCTATGTCTGCATCTAACTTTGAAAAGATATCGCAATTCTTCGAGTCAGTACCTTCACTCGAACATAAGATCAAATACTATATCCCCAAAGAAGGTGGAGGTAAGGAGCAAAAGACTGTTACTCTGAGCGGGTTATCTGATTTTTTCGGTTGACCCTTTCACACAATAATTTACATAATTACTATGTTTTGAATTTTCAGTTGTGTCAGTATCATAAATGGCACTTATCAGAAATAGAAGAACTGATTCCGTGGGAAAGGGAAATTTACGTCTTACAACTTCAAAAATACTTAGACGACGAAAGAAAAAAGATTGAGGCACAAAGAAATCGTCAGAGATAAATAAGTCGGAGGAAGAATGCCTGAAGACGGAACCCCATATTTACCTTTCTTTGGAGGAACCCCTGATGAGTCTGGAAGATTTCGAGACGACAAGGGTAGGTTTATTCCTATGCCTCCTTCCGATGCTGGAACAGCAGAAAAGCAAGAGGCTGATAGACAAGCAGAAGAAGCAGCGAAAGATCTCAAATCCATCAAGGAAAATACAGATATCGCAGGTCAGATGGGGTTATTCCCCCAAGAGATGCAAAAATTCCAATACTCAGCGGTAACTTCCGATGGAAAAGCAGTCAAGGGTGAAATTGACGCACATGATCTTGATGAAGCAGGAAAACTAATTCGTGCGATGGGTCTATTCCCACATCATGTGGGACCAAAACAAATGCAACAAAAGGGTAGCGGTACTACTGCCTCCCCAGATGCGGGTGATGAGAAGAAAGAAGCAGAAACCTTTCTCGGAATCTTATCAGAGGTTTTAGTAGGTGATGTAAAAGGTTTCTTCCGAGGTATTGTCGATTCAATTCCTGGCGTAAAGCAAGTCTTCAAAGCGTTAGATATTCGCAAGAAGAGACGAGAGGCACGTAAAGCAGAACAAGAGGGTGATGGAACCGAAGGTATTGAAGAAGATGTAGAAGCACAAACAGCAGAGGGTATAGGTGATCTATCAGAATCCACTGCTGAATCTGATTCTATTCTTATGGATGTAATTCGTGAAAGCATCGCTGCACCACTCGCATCTATACAATTACTTCTAACCAACATTGATCAAAATGTTGATCTTCTTGTCCGTGAAACTTTGGGTAGTAAACTCGAAGACAAAGAGGCGATGAATGAGGCGAAAAAATCAAAAGGATCAGGAACACAACGAGATGCTGGTGGTGGTAAAGATGATGATGGAGAAGACGGTTCACTTATAGGTGATGTCCTTGAAAACTTACCATTTGTTCCTGGCAGCAGGACTTCCAGAACAACTACATCTAAGGGTCCAACAAAAGGTCCAACGACTAGAGGACCACAAAAACTAAGTCGAATGAGAAGATTTGGAAAATTTCTCGCTAAGTCAAAAATAGGTCGCGGTGTCTTGGCTGCAACTGCTCTTGCTGGAGGTTTGAAGAATACAAAAGTAGGTAGATTTGTCGGTGGAAATATATCGAAACTCGCAAACACAAAAGTAGGTAGAGGATTGTCAGCAGCAAAAAATGTTCTGACTAAGCCTTTCTTTGGAATAGGTGCAAAATCAGCAGCAACGGCAGGTGCGGCATCGATTGCTGGTGCAGCGATGCCAAGTATTCCTTCAACGTCTGGTCTGAATCCAATTCCACTTGAAGGTGCTACCCCGTCACCATCATCCACACCCACACCATCTTCATCTGTACCGAAAAAAGGTTTCTTTGGACGAATGTTCGACAAAGCGAAAAGTGGAGTTAAAGCAGTTGGAAAGGGTTTGAAGGGTGCTGTAGATGCTTTAAAAAATCCAAAAGCGTTCCTCAAAGGTTTAGTTTCTAAAGCAGGTGGAGCAAGTGGTATACTGAAGACAGGAATTAAGAAAATTCCAATTATTGGTTCTTTGATTGAAGGTCTTTTTACTGTACTAGACATTAAAAATATACGAAACAATCCTGAGTTGACCAAAGAGGAAAAGAAAAAACAAATTGGTTCACGAATCGCACAGGGTATTGGTGGAGTGCTTGGTGCAGCAATCGTTGGTGGTGCTGGTTCTGTATTATTGCCAGGTCTTGGTTCTATTCTTGGTGCGATTGGTGGTGACATGGCTGGACGATTCTTAGGTGATATCGTTGCAAATATGATTGGTCCTGAAAAAATATACAACGTCGTGTCTTCTTTGATTCCAGCGATAAGTGTTGATAGCGATGAACTTCCATCTGGAATACCAGAAGAGTTTGCTGACGCTGGAGCAGTATCATCACAAACATTTGCGAAAGATACCACTACAGATACTAGCGAGAAAAAAACTAAGATTACGCAATACTATGACGCTGAAGGTAACGTAGTTGGTGAAATGTCAGATGAATCGCTCAAGACAGGTATTGGAACAAATATTCAAAGAAGTAATGTTTCAAAAGGAGTCAAGAGTGCAGTCGGGGTTAGTTCTGGGAATCTTATTGAGAAAGGTTTCACTCCCGTATCATCAACAGGAGAATCATATATGACTGGAGATTCTCTTTCAATGGATGCAAATAACAACATATCAAATGCGATCAATGCACAAAATGATAATGTGAATAACCAAACTCAACTCGCTGTAAGTAATACTGGTGGTACAGTCAATAATGATGGATCAATTTCAGTTCCATCATCCTCGTCAGCATTGAATATGCTCAATGCGAGAGGTGGAGATTCTATAACAAATAATAATGCCACCATCGTTGCATCAGGTGATCGTTCAAATATGGAATCATCATTCTTCAAAAGACCCATGACCGTACGCTCAGAGGCTGGAATCTTCGGAACAACATAAAAAAACCCCTCTCCGAAGAGAGGGGTTTGTGAAGATAGATTTATTGAATCTTAGTCTTCGTTCGCAAGATCATTGAAGTAATCAAGCGTGGATTGTTTGTTATCAGATTCGGTTGAATCCGTATCAAACGTTGGTGCTGATTCTGTAGTATCCTCAACAGTTTCCTTCTCTGCTGGTGCAGAGTTTCGAGGATCACTTCCGATGACGGTATCCAACTTGGTCTTCAACTCATCATAGGTTTTGAATGTGCTTGGATCAGTAAACTCCGAAAGAGAGTGTTGTGATTTCCAAACACGTTCGAGAGCGGAATCATCACCCTCAAACAACTCGGATGGTGTAGCAAACTCAGACTTATCGTAGTTTACATAACCACCGACTTTGCGAATCTTGAGTTTGAAATCTGCACCAGACCAGAAATCAAACGGATTCAGTGGTTCCTCATCTTGGAACTCAGGTTGCATCGCCTCTTGGATCTTGTTGAAGATCTTTGGTCCGTAGCGATACAAGAAAACTTTACCTTCGTTTTCGGGATTCGCTGGATCAGAAATGACCATGATGTTTGAAACGTATCGAGTTTGACGCTTGCGAGATCGAGCGATATCTTTGTCAGACTCAACACCACTGTTCCAAAGGCGACTGTTCATTTCAGAAACAGGATCCTTTTCGTTCAGGGTCGTACGAGACTTTTCGATGTACCAACCACCGACACCCTGAAAGGAGTGTTCAAAGAACTTTGCCCACGGAAGATCATTACCATCCGCAGCAGGAAGAAAACGAATAACTGCATAACCATTACCAGAGGAATCTCGTTGAGCAGTCCAGAACCGCTCATCTTTGTACGAATCCTTTTTGTTCATCTGCTCCAACTTTGCAGTCAAGTCAGAGATGCTACCTTTAGAACGCTTTTTGAAATCAGAAAATGAACCCATAAATCTTACCTTTCCGCGAGGATCTCCCTCGCACTAACTGAGCAGGAACTCCCTGCTGCTGAAAATATCTTACCAAAGTATTTATGCTTGTCAACCAAATTTTAGTTTGCTTTTCTTGTTTCGCATGATGTTTAGATCTCTCGCCTCAATCTCGATCTTCTCTTTGATAGGCTTTGTCAGAAACTTTGCGATGGATTCAACTTCAATGTTTTCCTCCTCCGCAACATGCACTACTGCCTCAATATAACTGCCAGAACTAGCGGCTATGTTGACGATCTTTTCACAGATTACTTTTTTGTCGGGTAAACTCATAGAACCTCCTTTTCCGTACTTTATCAGGAAATAAAACTATGTCAAGTTCTTATACATATAAAGACATAGGAGAATCTAATGGCAGAGCAAACAGGTGACAATGTAACCATCGGTGGTGCAACATACTCAATCGCAACGGATTGGGGTTCTGGTGGTGGTACAGGTTTCACTTCATCACACGTTCAAGTAATCAAAACTGCGTGGGGTGATACTGATAACACGTTCAGAACTACTAAAACCACACCATTACCCATTCAAATCTTTGATGGTGTTCAGGGAACTACCGCAGCAAGAGTCGAAGCAAGCACTGGTAGACTTTTAGTCACAGGTGGCGTTTCGATCAACGATAGTAGTTTGACCCTTGGTCCCAACCTTCTCGGTGGAGTTTCCTCAACAGAATCCGTGGCAACAACTGTTGTTCAGATTGTTGGTCCCACCTTCGGAGTAAGTGGTCCTACAGCATATAACGCAGGAGCATCCGAGAGCGACTTCCAACCCGTGAAAGTTACTGGTGCGGTTCGTCTTTATGATGGAGTCACCTTTGGAACCACTGATATCAGAAAAATCAAAGGTGCAACCATTGGGTATATCGGTGGTGCAACAACTGGATATGATTACCTGAGTATTCAAGGAATCAGTGGCGGAACTCCCGTTGGTATTACATTATCTGGAGGCGATCTCGATATTCGTAAACTGTCTGGTGTCAGTGGTGGTGATACCATTGGAGTTGTAGGTGTTGAGGGAGCAACAGCAATCGAAGTTACTGGTGGTGTTGTTGTCGCTTCACAACCATCTGGTGGTTCCTTTGAGATTCGCAACTTGCTCTATGGTAGGGACAGTATTGCAATCGGTGGTCTTGATGGGTCTACTGCTGCACATGTGAAAATTGTATCAACAAACGGTACTGCTCTCGGTGCATCTGGTGATGCTCTGAAAGTTGCAATCGATAACGGAAACTTCACTGCGAATGTTACCGTCGATCCTGTTGTCTATGTTCGCAGTGCTACTGGATCTTCGGGATATATCACGGTTCGTGGTATTACAAACGATGAAGTCACGGTTCGTGGACCACTCGCTGGTGGTGCAATTGAAGTAAACAGCACCAGTGGATTGAACACTCGATCCTTATCCAATACAACGGACAACGTTGACATCGGTGGTACTGCTCTTACAAACATCACGAATATCAAAACTGACACAACGGCGATCAATAATAGTCTCACTACGATTCGTACTGTAGACTTGGATCAACTCAAGACTGATATTCGCAGCATGAAGGAAGACCTCGATACCTTATCAGGTCAAATTTATACGGGTGGAACCACCGCAGATAATTCATTGAGAACAACTGTGTCTGAAATCAAACAACCATCACTCTTGGTTTCTTATAATATTTCAGTCAATACGCAACCCAGAAATCTTGGTAGTAACTCTTTGAAGAATGGTGTGAACATTCAAGCAGATCCACAGAACTCCAACTCGATTATCAT